CCGACAAAACTAGAAACGTCCCGAAAAAAGGTTTGTGAACACCGTGGGCGCGCGCGGCAAGCAATCGGCAGCAGCGGTTCGGGAGACGGCGGTCGCCGCGCTCATGCCCGACGTCTCGGTCGTGCACCGGCCCGACGCGCCCTATGACCTGACCGACGAGCAGGCGATCGAGTGGCGCGCCATCGTCAATCGCATGCCGGCCGATTGGTTCCCGCGTGAAACACACGGGCTTTTGGCGCAATATTGCCGCCACGTCGTCGCCGCACGCCGCACGGCGCAGCTCGTCGAGCGATGCGAGCAGGCCGAGAACCTCGACGTCGACCAATACGACAAGCTGCTGAAGATCCAAGAGCGCGAGGGCCGCGCGATCTCCTCGCTCGCGACCCGCATGCGGTTGACGCAGCAGACGACGCTCGACAAGACGAAGAAGAAGGGTAAGGCCGGATTGATGGCGCCGCCCTGGGAATCGCTGAATGGCAAGCCGTAGGGCGCCGAAACGCGGCCCCGCGAAGCGCGCCAAGGCCGCAAAGGCGAAGCGGGCGAAACCGGTGCGCCGCGAGCTCACGCGCGGCGAGCGCAACTGCGCGTGGATCGAGCAGCACTGCCGCGTACCCGAGGGCAAGGACGGCGGCAAGCCGATGCGGCTGCGCGACTGGCAGCGCCGCGACATCTGCAAGATCTACGACAACCCGCACGGCACGAGGACGGCTATTCTCAGTTTCGGCAAAAAGAACGGCAAAACGGCCCTCGCGGCGTGCCTTTTGCTGTTGCACCTGGTCGGACCCGAGGCCAAGGCGAACAGCCAGCTGCCATCGACCGCGCAGTCGAAAGACCAGGCCGCGATCCTCTACAAGCTCGCCGCCAAGATTGTGCGCTCGTCGCCGACGATCGCGCCCTATGTGATCACCCGCGACACGGTCAAAGAGCTCTATTGTCCCGACCTCGGCACGCTCTACAAGGCGTTGTCGGCCGAGGCCGCGACCGCACACGGTCAATCGCCCATTTTCGCCGTGCACGACGAGCTCGGCCAGGTCGTCGGGCCCGTTTCCGAGCTCTATAACGCGATCGAGAACGCCATGGGCGCGCACGAGCGCCCGCTCTCGATCATCATCTCGACGCAGGCGCCGACCGATCGCGACCTGCTCTCTGTGTTGATCGACGACGCGCTGAAGGGCACCGATCCGCATATCGTGTGCAGCCTCTACACCGCCGACCCGGATCTCGATCCGTTCAGCGACGAGGCCCTGCACCAGGCTAACCCCGCGCTCGGCGACTTCCTCAACAAGGATGAAATTCGCGGCCAGGCCGAAAAAGCCCGGCGAATCCCGAGCCAAGAGCCGCTCTATCGCAATTACACGCTGAATCAGCGTGTCGAAATGCAGTCGCCGTTCATCTCGAAGTCAATCTGGCAGAAGGTGCAGGGCGAGCTCGTCGCCGACTTCCGCGGCCTGCCCTGCTATGCCGGCCTCGATCTCTCTGTGACGACCGACCTCTGCGCGCTGGTGCTCGTCGCCCCGCACGAGGGGCGCTGGCATGTGCGCCCGACGTTCTGGCTTCCGGCCGAGGGATTGCGCGAGCGGGCCCGTGAAGATCGTGTTCCCTATGACCTGTGGGAGCGCGAGGGGCACATTATCGCAGTTCCGGGGAAATCGATCGAGTATAGCTGGGTCGCCGAGCACCTGGCCGAGCTGTTCGACGAGCTCGACATTCGCGTCGTCAATTTCGACCGCTGGAATTTCAAACACCTCAAACCGTGGCTGATCGAGGCCGGGTTTACCGAGGAGCAGGTCGCGGCACATTTCGCCGAGTTCGGCCAGGGCTTTCAATCCATGTCGCCGGCGCTGCGCGCGCTCGAGACCGATATCGTCAACGACAAGCTGCGCCATGACGGGAATCCGGTGCTCGCCATGTGCGCGGCGAATGCAGTCGTGCAATCCGACCCGTCGGGCAATCGCAAGCTCAACAAGATGAAGTCGCGCGGGCGCATCGACGGCATGGTCGCGCTCGCCATGGCGCACGCCGGCGCCGCGACCCACCAGGTCAAACCGCCGCCGTCGTTCCAACTGATGGTTTTTGGAGGTCGCACGTCATGAGTGCTCGCCGCAAAGAGTTCGCCCCGCGTCGCGGTTTCGCTCGGTTCGTGGTGAAAAAGGCCGACCAGGCGTCGCGCATCATCGAAGGCGTCGCATCGACGCCGACGCCCGACCGCATGGGCGATATCGTCGAGCCGAAAGGCGCGAAATTCGTGCTGCCGCTGCCGCTGCTCTGGCAGCACGACGCGAGGAAGCCCGTCGGCCAGGTGCTCGAGGCCAAGGCGACCGACGAGGGGATCTGGTTTCGCGCGCAGATCGAGAGCCACGACGAGCCGGGCGCGCTGAAAGATCGCCTCGACGAGGCCTGGCATTCGGTCGTCAAGGGCCTGGTGCGCGCCGTGTCGGTCGGGTTCAACGCGACCGAACCGCCCGAATTCATGCGCAACGGCGGTTATCGCTTCACGGCCTGGGAATGGTTCGAGCTCTCGCTCGTGACGATCCCCGCCAACGCCGAGGCGACGATCGATGGCATCAAATCGGCCGTGAAGGCCGTCCGCAAATCGGCCGCCGTGCGCCAGCGCCAAGAGGTGCTGCGCACGTCGGCCGATCAATCTCTCCCCGGCGTCTCGGGATCCAGCAAGCCTAAACACCCCAGGGGGCAATCCACTATGGCTAAGTCGACCGCCGAACGTATCCGCGAGCTCGAGGACGGCATCGAGGCGCATCAGAAGCGCATGCAGGAGATCATGGAAGAGGCCGACGGCGAGGAGCGCGATCTCGACGCCGACGAAACCAAGGAATTCGACGAGGAGTCGAGCAAGAAAGACCTCCTCGAGGCGCGTCTCGTGCGTCTCAAGTCCGCCTATGGCGTCGACCGCGCCAGCGACCCGGCGACGCCGAAGGGCGTGCTGCGCCGCGTGACGCCGACCGACGGCGGCTCGAGCGAGAACGCCTCGCGCAATCGCGGCGGCCTCACCGTTCCGGCCGAAGCGAAGCAGACCGAAGAGAAGGGACTCGGGTTCGCGCGCCTCGTCATGTCGTTCGCGATGGCCAAGGGCAACCACGCCGCCGCCGCCGAGATCGCAAAGCAGCGCTACGGCGCCGACAGCGTCACGACGAAGTCGATGCAGCTGATCGCAAAGGCGGCCGTCGCCGGCGGCGCCGTCGGCGATCCGAGCTGGGCGGGCCCGCTCGCCGAGCCGCAGAACCTGGTGACCGAATTCGTCGACTATCTGCGGCCGCAGACGATCATCGGCAAGTTCGGCGCGAACGGGATCCCGTCGCTGCGCCGCGTGCCGTTCAATATCAAGGTGCCCGCGCAGACCTCGGGCGGCGCCGCGGCCTGGGTCGGCGAGGGCCGCCCGAAACCGGTCACGTCGTTTTCGTTCGAGCAGTACACCCTGCGATTCAACAAGGTCGCATCGATCGCCGTGATCTCGCAGGAGCTCGTGCGCCATTCGTCGCCGTCGGCCGAGCTGATGGTGCGCAACGCGCTGGGCGAGGCGGTGATCGCGCGGCTCGACAGCGATATCGTCAATCCGTCGATCACCGAGACGACCGACGTGCGCCCGCCGAGCCTCAACAACGGCGCGCAGACGTACGTGTCTCTCGGCATCGATGCCGACGCGGTGCGCGCCGATATCAAGCGGCTCGTCTCGTTCTTCATCACGAACAACATCCCGACGACGTCGCTCGTGCTCGTGATGCGCCAGGCGCAGGCGCTATCGCTCTCGCTCATGCGCACGAACCTGGGCGTCAAGGAATTTCCCGACATGACCATGAACGGCGGCATGCTCGAGGGGATCCCGGTGATCGCGTCGCAGTATGTGCCGCAGGGCGTGGTGACGGCCGTGTGCGCCGACGAGGTCTATCTCGCCGACGACGGCGGCGTGTCGATCGAGATGAGTACCGAGGCGTCCCTGCAGATGGATACCGCGCCGACCAACGCGATCACCGACGGCGCCTCGCCGCCGGCGCCGGTCGCGACGGCGATGGTTTCCATGTTCCAGACGAACAGCCTCGCCATTCTGGCCGAGCGGATCATCACTTGGAAGCGCCGGCGCACCGCCGCCGTCGCGTACCAGACCGCGACCGGCTGGGGCAACCTCGTGACGTCGCCGCCGCAGGCCGCGATCTGACGACGAGCTAGCAGGCGCCCTCTAACGCCTGCACCCGGCGCGGCAGCTCTCCGCACTGCCGCGTCGGGATTTTCCTCGAGACGATTGGGAGACCATGGCAAGAGTGCAGATCATCGCGGCAAAGCCGCTGCGCTACGGCGGCAAGGCGTTCGCCGCCGGCGCTGCCATTGCGGCGAGCGAGGCCGACGCGCGCGTGCTCGTCGCAGCCAAGCTCGCGACCTACGAGACACGCGCGCCGAAACGCGCGCTGCAGGCCGAGGCGCCTGCAGAGGAGGCGCCGGCAATCGAGACACCGGTCGAGGCAGGCACCGCCGGCACGACCGAGACAACCGAAACCGACGACCAGGCCGGCACCAAACGCCGGCGCTCACAGCGCAAAGGCTGATACCTCGTGAGACTCGGGCCCTTCGAGATCGCGCTGCGCCGCCGCGGCGTCACGCCTGACGAAAGCAAGGCGCTGCAGGCCGTCAACAACCGCGGCGGCTGGTGGCCGTTGGTGCGCGAGTCGGTCGCCGGCGCCTGGCAGCACGGCGTCACCGTCACGGTCGACGACGCGACGCAATATTGGGCCGTGTTCCGGTGCGTCGGGATCGTCGCGAGCGACGTCGCCAAGATGCGCATGAAGCTCGTCGAGCAGCGCGGGATCGGCGGGATCTGGAAAGAGGTCGAGGATCGCACGATCTCTCCGCTGCTCGAGACGCCAAACCCGCACCAGACGCGGATCCAGTTCCTGCGCAACTGGATGGAATCGAAATTGACGCGCGGCAACGCCTACATTCTCAAGCGCCGCGACGGCGCCGGCCGCGTCGTCGGGCTGTATGTGCTCGACCCCATGCGCACGACCCCGATGATCGACGAGGCTGGAAACGTCTTTTACCAGCTGCACCGCGACGACCTGGTCGGCGTCGGCACGACCGTCACCGTGCCGGCGTCCGAGATCATCCACGATCGATGGAATACGCTTTTTCACCCGCTGGTCGGGCTCTCGCCGATCTATGCGCTGGGGCTCAATGCGCTCTCGGCGCTGCGGATCGAGCAGAATTCGCTGCGCCTGTTTCAGAACGGCGCCAGGCCCTCGGGCGTGCTCGAGGCGCCGGGCGCGATCAGCCAGGAAACGGCGGATCGCGTCAAAGCCTATTGGGATGAAAACTTCACCGGCGAGAACGCCGGCAAGGTGGCCGTCCTCGGCGACGGCCTGGCGTATAAGCAGATGGTCATGACCGCGGTCGACGCGCAGCTGATCGACCAGCTGAAATGGAACGACACCGTTATCGCCGGCTGCTACGGCGTGCCCGCGTACATGATCAACGCCGGCACGGCGCCCGCCTACAACAACGTCGAGGCGCTCAATCAGCAATACTATTCGCAGGCGCTGCAGACACACGTCGAAGATATCGAGATCCTGCTCGACAAGGGGCTCGAGCTCGGCCAGGTCGGGCGCCGGCGCCTCGGGATCGAGTTCGAGCTCGACGACCTCTTGCGCATGGATACCGCGACGCTCGTGAAAACCGCCGGCGATGGCGTCAAGGCCGGGATTCTGAAGCCCGACGAAGCGCGCGCGAAACTCGGCCTCGATCCGGTGCCGGGCGGCGACACGGTCTATCTGCAGCAACAGAATTACTCGATCGAGGCGCTCGCGCGACGCGACGCGAAAGAGGATCCATTTGCGAGCGCCGCACCGGCGACGCCGGCGCCGGCGGCCGATCCGGCCAACGACGACAGCACGCCCGCCGCCGATGCCGCGAGCATCAAGGCGCTGATCGAGGCCGAGGTCGCGCGCCAGGTCGGCGCGATCGAGATCCCGGCGGCGCCGGCGCCGTTGACGCCTGCCGACCTGCGCCCGCTCGTCGGCGAGGTCGTGACGGTCGAGGTGCAGCGCGAGATCGCGGCGCTGCCCGCACCGCCCGCGGGCGATGGCGTCGATCAAACCGCCGTCGCCGAGGCCGCACTGCTGGAGGAAATGGCAGCATGACGTTCGACGCCGCCAAATTCGGCCGCGCAGTCGCGCGCACGATCAAAGAGCAGATCGCCCCGCTGCGCGAAAGCAATGCGGCGTTGGTCGCGGCGAACAAGTCGCTGCTGCAGCGGATCGACGGCCTCGAGCGTCAGGTCGCCGCCGCGACCGTCAAGGGCGCATCGATCGACCGCGCCGGCGTGCTGTTCATCACGCTCGGCAACGGCGAGGCGACCGAGGTCGGCCCGGTCGTCGGCCGCGATGCGGATCCGGTC